TCTGGCGCTTATTGGAAAATCAGGGCTGATGCGGTGGCCGAGATTGAAGCCGCTGCAACTGCTGACGCAATCAGGAGAATGGAAAATGCGGTTCGTGCTGGTGATGCTATTGATGTCTCCCCTGATGGCCTGCTCAAGTCTGATGGCCACAAGCGCGACTAATGGGACGGTTTGCGGTGTTTGGAGAGATGTATCTTGGTCATCCAAAGATACCCCTCAGACCATCACAGAAGTGAAAGTAAATAACGCTCGGCGCGAGGGGTGGTGCGCTGGCGAAAAATGATGTATTTATAGGGAGTTCGCGAGGCTTCCATGACCACTGGTTTAACATACAGTCAATATGTGACTGACATAGCTACGTTAGCAGTAGTTGATCCTGCTGACACAGCGTACACTACACTCTTGCCTCAGATGATCACATATGCGGAAAACCGCATGTATCGTGACATCGATTTCCTATTCACTTCGACATCAGTGACAGGATACGCTGTCTTACCCGGAAGCCGATCTCTTATTGTCCCGCAAGGTACGTTTGTGGTGACTGAACAGATCAATATCATTACACCTGCCGGAACTCAGAATCCAGATCAAGGCACACGCAATCCTTGTCTTCCTACGACAAAGGAGTTCTTGGATGCGTCATATGGATCTTCTACATATACTGGACTGCCTACATACTACGCGCCATTCAATGATGATCTTTACCTTGTAGGCCCGTTCCCAGATCAAATTTACTATGTCGAGATTGTTGGAACATATCGTCCAGCTAGTTTGTCTTCGACTAACACAACAACATTTATCAGCCTTTATCTGCCTGATGTATTCATTATGGCCAGCATGATTTTTATCTCTGCTTATCAACGCAACTTTGGCCGTCAATCTGATGACCCAGCAATGGCTCAGTCATATGAAAACCAATATCAATTGCTGTTAAAGGGTGCAGTGGTTGAAGAGGCTCGTAAAAAATACGAATCTACTGGTTGGACTTCACAGTCTCCTTCACCTGTTGCTACACCTACGAGGGGCTAAAACATGCCCCATAATTCATTAAAACTTACCCCCGGCGTCGATCAGAATAGAACTATTGCGCTCAATGAAGCAGCGATATCGACAAGCAATTTGATTAGGTTTATTCCTGATCGACAGGGTATCGGTTTAGTACAAAAGTTAGGTGGGTGGACAAAATTCTATCCAAATTTAATTGGGTCTGTTGTCCGTAACCTTTGGGCTTGGGAAGACACAAATTCTCAATCGTATCTTGCTGTTGGCGCGGAAACATCATTAAGTTTCATAAATAATGGAAACCAACAGATAATAACGCCGCAAGGCAAGACAGATAATGTTGCCGTTTCCTGCACAACAACAAGTGGTAGTCAAATAGTAACAATAACTGATGCTGGAATCAACGCTACGCAATATGATTATGTGTTTTTTAACACACAGATTAGCGTTGGTGGTTTGCTATTAAAAGGCATTTATCAAACATTTAACCCAACAAATGCCGCTAATACTTTTCAAGTATATGCAATAGATAATTTAGGTGCGCCTGCATATGCCACATCTAATGTAACAAATGGTGGTGCTGTAGCGTCTATTACAACAGTAAGCGGTAGCCCAACAGTTACCGTCACTCTTAATAATCATGGATTTTCTGTTGGGTCTACATTTCCAATATTGGTAGCAACAACAATTGGCGGTATCCCATTCTACGGAAATTATATAGTTCAAACAGCGGCAACTAACACATTTACAATTAACGCAAATAACTCTGCCACATCCGCAACAACTGCGTCTATCAACGGTGGTAATGCTCAATATCTGTTTTATCTGGGTGTTGGTCCTGTGCCATACGGGCAGGGCTATGGCATCAATGGATATGGCATTGGTGGCTATGGTACTGGCGTAGCATTAAATCCACCAACTAATACAATAACAGCCACCGATTGGACATTAGACAATTGGGGTGAAATCCTGATTGCATGTCCTTTGAATGGGGCCATTTATGAATGGTCACCACAGGCTGGCAACAACATCTGTTCTGTCATTGCAAATGCTCCAAACGTCAATTCTGGAGTGGTTGTTGCAATGCCTCAGCGTCAAATTATAGCTTGGGGATCTACTTTTAACGGCATTCAAGATCCTCTTTTAATTCGTTGGTGCGATGTTAACGACTTCAATACATGGGCTGGAACTGTAACAAATCAGGCTGGCTCGTATCGAATCCCCAAAGGATCTAAGATCATTGAGTGCGTTCAGGGCGCACAACAGACGCTTGTCTGGACTGACGTTGGCTTATGGTCGATGCAGTATGTTGGACAGCCGTTTGTCTATCAGTTCAATGAACTCTCTACTGGTTGCGGATTGATTGGCCGTAAGGCTGCTGCGTCTCTCGGTGGCGTCATATATTGGATGAGCCAATCTCAGTTCTTTCGTTTAGGGTCCAGTGGTCCAGAACCAATACAATGCCCGATCTGGGATGTGATCTTTCAAGATCTTGATACGACAAATCTAGATAAGATCCGTGTTGCTCCTAACAGCCGTTTTGGTGAGATCTCGTGGTACTATCCAACGATTAGCAATAACGGCGAGATCAATGCCTACGTTAAATATAATATTGTCTTAAACCAATGGGACTACGGCACTCTGTCAAGATCTGCTTGGATCAACCAGTCTGTGCTTGGCCCTCCAATTGGAGCAGACCCCAACACTGGCTACATTTACCAGCATGAGACATCAACTGATGCTGATGGCCAGCCAATGGCATCGAGCTTTGAGACTGGCTTTTTTGCTCTTCAGGAAGCTGATGTGAAGACATTTGTTGATCAAATATGGCCCGATATGAAGTGGGGCTACTTTGGCGGCACACAGAATGCTCAAGTTCAAATAACATTTTATGTGTCAGACTATGCCGGACAAACACCATTGGTATATGGCCCGTATACGATGACGCAAAGCACAACATACATTACGCCTAGATTCAGGGCCAGATTGATGGCTATTAAAATATCGAGCGATGACGTTGGATCATTCTGGCGTCTTGGTAATATTAGGTATCGTTTCCAGCCTGATGGGAAATTCTGATGGCAAGTCTTGATGACATCCTTACCACCCAACGAAATGGCGTTATTGCTATCAATAATCTTGGTCAACAACTCTCGTTGATCGAAGCTGACCTGCCGTGCATCTGCACTAGCTTGGCTAATATCGTTACGCAATTAACGATTTTACAAAATGCTGGCTTACCAGATGTTACAAGTTCTACCGTAGCAGCTTCAACTACATATTTAGAAATAGCTGGTTCTGGGCGGTTATTTGCCGTTTCAATTCCAACTCACAGTGGATCTGCTCAAGTGTACGTTTACGATTCAGCAACTACTGGCGGCATAGCTGCGACAAATCTTATTTATGCGTCTCTGCCATCTAATGCCGGATCGTTCACGCCATACCAAAGCGTAAATTTGGCATTTAATAATGGACTTGTGCTTAAAACAGATGCGGGAATAACTTTCTGCGTAGCTTATACGGCTAATTGAGGACATCATGCCCCTAAAACACGGTTCCTCTCAACAAACAATTAGCAAAAACATCAGCGAAATGGTTCATTCTGGCCACCCGCAGAACCAAGCTGTTGCTGCTGCGTTGAACATGGCCAGAAAACATAATGCAAATGGTGGCCCTAATTTAAGATTACCCCGCGCTGATATTCCAGAAGATATAGCTAAGTTGATTGGCATAAAGTCGCCACAAGATATACGACTTCCTAATATTAATGAGACCCCACAATGGATCACAGACAAATTAAATGATCCTTTTGAATTTAATAAGGCAGCGAAAAAAGCGTCTGGTGGCACTGTAGAGAAGGTCCATGTGGGTCCGATCCATAGCCCCGTGGCTGGACGAACTGATCACCTGCCTATGCATGTCCCATCAGGAGCCTATGTGATACCTGCTGATATCATCAGCGCAATGGGTGAAGGCAATACGATGGCTGGCTTCAAGGTAGCTAAGGATATCTTCTCGGCTAAGGGTATCCCTATGAAGGGCGCTCCATATATGCCGTCAGGGCTTCCGTATGGCGTTTCTATGCCTCAACGATCAGCAGGTGGCGAAGCCAATTTGTCAGGCCCTGCGGTTCCTATTGTGGCTGCTGGCGGCGAATATGTTATTCATCCTGATGATGTACGAAATATAGGGATGGGTGACCTTGATCTGGGTCATAGAGAATTAGATGAATATGTAAAAAAAATGAGGGCAAAAACGGTAAAAACTCTTCAAAGGTTACCGGGTCCGAAGAAAGATTGAGGGGAAAATGAACAATTTAAGCTTAAACATTAGAGTTGGAGTACCTGAAGACATTCATGGGGTCATGGCACTGGCTATGGCTGCATGCGAAGAAAATGGCTTTGTCGATCCAAATCCGAAGAAGCTATTGAATGAAATTTGGTCGGCCTTAAACCTTGATCATGGGTTGATGGGGGTGATTGGTCCCAAGGGCGGTAAACTGGAAGGTGCAGTTTTGCTAAGAATTGGGGCTATGTGGTATAGTGACTCAGAGGTTCTCGAAGAGAAAGCTATCTTCGTTGATCCTCACCAACGCAGTGCGAAGGGGGGCCGCGCTCGTAGGTTGTGTGAGTACAGTAAGCAGGTGGCCGATACGTTAAAGATACCGCTTATCATTGGCGTCCTCTCTAATCATCGGACAGAAGCTAAAATTAGACTATATGAGCGCCAGTTTGGGAAACCATCTGGAGCATTTTTCTTATACAATGCCCGGACTGGCCGTGAGTCAGCCGATATAGCACTTGCTGCGGAGTAAAATAAATGGGTGGCGGCAAAACCAGTCAATCAACGTCATCTACGACGATACCTCCAGAGGTTCTTGCTAATTATCAAGAAGCCTTTGCTCGTGCGAAGTGTGCGTCTTTAACTCCATTCAAACCTTATTCGCAGTGCGCGAGTGCGTTTGTTGCTGGTCTAAACCCGACACAACAAGCTGCCATGAACAACGTGAATGCGTTGCAGGGCAGTTATAAACCTAGCGTTGAGACTGGTCAGGCTCTCATGCTTCGTGGGCTTCAGCAGGGCGTTCCTCTCGAAGAACAATCTATTGACACGGTCAAACAGGGTCAGCAGCAGGGTGGCCAATTATTTTGTCAGTCACTTTCTACGGCTGGCGCTGGTCGCAATCAGGCTAATGACATTTATGGCCGCGCCATTTGCGGTGTTCAACAAGCTGGAGCGATGGGCCAACAATATGCTCAGTGCGCTGGATCTTTGATTAAAGCTGGTATTGCCAGTTCATCTCCCTATATGCAGGGTTCTGCCTGCCTGACACAACAGGGTCTAGGCGCTGGTCAGCGTTACGCTGGCATGGCTTGTCGCTATCTCGGCGCTGGCACACAGAATGTGGCTCCCATGCAATTTAGCTCGTGTGCTGTAAACCAGTACATGTCGCCATACATGCAAAATGTAGCTTCTGCTCAAACAGCATTGATGAACCAACAAAATGCTATCGAGCGTTCTCAGTTGCAGGGTCAGGCTATTCAGGCTGGCGCATTTGGCGGTTGCCGTGGCGATATCGCGCAGGCCAATCTTTCTCGTCAGCAGCAACTTGCCAATCAAGCCACAATGGCTGACATTATGAATCGCGGTTACGGTCAGGGCCTTGCTGCATTTCAGAACCAGCAGGGTGTGTGTCTTTCCGCTCAACAGGCTAATCGTGCTGCTCAACAGTTTGGCGCACAGCAGGCTGCATCTCTTGGTCAACAACAGTACGGTCAAGGTCTCGGCGCTGCCCAGCAACTCCAGTCAATTGGTCGTTGTCTGTATAGCCAAAACATTGGTCAGGGTCAGGCTATCGCTGGTCTTGGTCAACAGCAGTTTGGTCAAGGCATGTGCGTGTCTCGTACTGCGGCCTGCATGGGTAAAAACATGTATGGAATGGCCTATCAGTGTGCACAGCTTCAACAGGCGGCTGCTCAGGGCTTATTTGGTCAGGCTGCACAGGTTGCTGCTCTTCAGCAGTCGGGTGGCCAAAATATCTTCAATATGAATGAACAGGCTGGACAGAATTATGCCAATACTGGCTTGGCTGGCTACAATGCTGGTCTTGCTGGTGCACAAGCTCAAATGGGCATGGGTCAGATCCAACAGCAGACAGATCAGGCTGGTAAACAGGCTCTGTACAATCAATTTCAACAGCAGCAGGGTTATCCATTCCAGACATCGCAGTTCCTCACCAATGCCGCATTGGGTACTGGATCTCTGTCTGGTTCAACAACAACAACAACGCAACCAGCTCCAGCTTTCTCGGATAGGCGTCTTAAGCATGATGCTCAAAAGATTGGTGAGACATTTGATGGTCAGCCGATCTATTCCTTTGCTTATAATGGCGACAATCGCAAACAAATTGGCCTCATGGCTCAGGATGTTGAAAAGCATCATCCCAATGCTGTCGGTGAGCGTTGCGGATATAAGACTGTTGACTACGGAAAGGCGACTGCTGAGGCTGCGAAGCGCGGTCACTACAATGCAGGCGGTTTAATCCCGAACAGCATGGGCGGTTCTGT